ACTCACCGTCAGAAAGCATCGCCGGGATCAAGTCATCGCGAGGACCGCCGGGGCCGCTAATCGCGCCATTGCGACGAGGGAAGCCCTGCATGGCAACCATCTGATCTCGCAACTGAGAAAGACCGCCCCCCCGATTTGCCTCCACGATAACTTCTTCTTGAACCACTTCCCCATCATTCGGAGTATATGGTTGACTTCCGGCTCCAAGGATTGCGTCAATCTGACGCTCCTGCATCCTCTTAGCTTCAAGCAAGGATGGAATGTCAGCACCGGGCTTCGCCATCGCAGCGACAATCTCAGAGATACGCATATTGAGATCGTTCACGAGGGCTGCCTGCTCACCAATACTCATCTCAGCTATTGGGTTGCCGCCGTCAGCCATGCCGTATCCGGGCTGAAGGCCCTCCATAGGAGTCGGAGGAGTTGGCGATAGGCCATAACTGATACGCAATTGCCTTACTTGATCCGGGGTTGCGTTATCTCCAAGGGCATTTCTCTCACGCAAATAATCCTGATACCTGAGGGGTTCAGTAAATTCCTCTTCTTCTGCGCCAGAGCCACTCATAAGCGAGGAAATTGCGAAACCCCCAGCGCCAGCAATACCGGCGGCAAGTTTAGGCTTTTCTTTAACAAACTTGCCGATCTTAGAGATCAGACCACTACCCGCAGCAGCATTAGTTTGGGCATCAACGCCAACAATAGGCGATCCATAGTTGGAGCGGGCAAAGTCGATGAAGGCAGGATCATATGCCGGAACAGCCTGTGCGGGCATAAGGCCACCAATGCCGGGGATGCCACGGAAGGCACCCTGAAGTTGGCCCTGAAGATTCGGGGCAAATTTACCAGCCCCATAGCCCAGAAAACCGCCAATGGCCGCATTCGTAAGAGCCTGCTTTGGAGAGGCACCGCCGACTAAAGAGCCAAGCCCAGAACCGATTGCAGCGCCAGCAGGGCCAGCAATAGCAAAGCCAATCGTACCGGCAACCGGGGCGGCGATCTTCTTGACGAGGCGCTTGATCTTCTTGAAGAAGAACTCAGGCTGACCAGTGATTGGGTTGACGCTATTCAGGCCGCTGCCAACAACGTATCTGTCCGGGTTCTCAATGCCCATAGACCGCATCTGGGCAAAAAGCGCCGTCTTGAGGATGGGATTCGCGTCCAGAACATCACGCGGCACCACGGTTTCGCCTTCAGCGGCGTGAACCATATAGGTGTCCTCGTATCGGCCTAGGGCGGCTAGATTGTCAGCTAAGTTCTGGATTGGAGTCATGGCTAAGTAACCTCAAGCGCGGCCATAGTAACATGAAAAACATTTGCAGCAGAAGGAGTAACTTTCAAAGCATCCGATTCTTCAAGCACAATAATCGATTGCCCATCAGCAGTAGTCGAAGTGTCTTGGCCGAGCATTTCTTGTGAAACGCCTGCTGCAATACTTACGTTCTTTGAAAAAGTATATGTGGTAGAAGCACTATTATCTGTTACTTCTACTGTAACATTACCGGTAGTTCCGGTCGTGACGTTTACAATCCTCAGGGATTTCACGATTGCTGTCGTGACTGAGGGTGACGTATAGACTGCCGTAGCACCCGTAGCCGTCAAATTCGCAAACGCATTTCTGTAGGTGTTAGCCATTACAGACTCGTGTTCTTGATGTAGACGATGTCCATTGCGCCGGATATTGCGATATCAGCGCCAGCAGAGTCTCCGATAGCCCGCCATTCGAGGTCTGTTTTTTCATCAAAGCGAATGGGAATGCTATAGACCTGAGTCGTGCTGCCTTGAGATTTTACAAAAACATCCTTCACCTGAAAGACTTCCCCATATGGGCGAGCAACCAGCTTGGCCGTGCAATACTTGTTGTTCTGAATCGTGGCAAGAGTAACATCTGTCTGAAGAAGGAAAGCCGTATAACCAGCGGGCACTGTCCACAATGCCATAAGGGTCTGATTGTCACCAATAGCAATAGACAGGTATGTATTAGCTGGAACACCCGCCGTAACTGTTCCTGTCCCGGCGTAGATTACGCCAGCATTCTGACCGCCAGAGCCAGCAGACCTAACTATGCCACGGTTAATCCTAAGATAGGAATTTGTGGTATTGACCGCCGTCTGTCCGTTCAACGTAACAGTTTCAGAGATTTCATTGTAATTGCCATCAAGGCCGAAAATCTCAACGGTTCTTGCCCCGGTTCCAGCAGCCGTATCATCCGTACTTGAGCTTGATACTTTCAGAATAGTGGCGGCAGACAAGTAGCTGTATAGGCCCCCCTGCGCCCATATGGTTTCCAGCGCGTCGTCAACATCAGGGTTGAAACCAAACTTGAAGTTAAACTCATGGCCTGCAATCTGGGATCGGGCAACCTGAAGATAGAACTCTTCGGTAGTTCCAAATCGACTTATGCTGCTTAATTGTCTGGACATGGCATCACCACTTTACCTTGTCTGCCCAATAAGCCGCAGACATCTTTCCTTTATTGATGTTCTTACGATGACGCGCCTTAAATGATTCGCGCCTCTTTCTATAAGAAGTAGACTCACCTTTCTTTTTTGGAGAGCCAGAAACACCCTGCTGCCCAAATCTAATCAGCTTAACCTTGTCGCCCTCTTTTGCGAGAACGGCATGAGACTTCTTGGGATGGCCCGGCGTCCTCTTTGCTTTGTTATAGCCAGCAAACCGCTCGCCCCTGTAATTGATTGTCATGGCTAACCCAAAAACCAAGCCTGAGCTTCAGACTGGTTCCTTATCTCCTGAGGAGTTGGGATGCTCGCAAAGATCAGTTCAATCGAATTTATGAGCGCAGAGAACGTGTCTATATCGTACTGATCCGGCGCAGCCGGGAGTCGAGACTTCGTAAGGATTTGGTCCTGCTTGCTCATCGCTGACCATCCTGCTGAATATCGAGTCTATTGGTGCCAAGACGCCAAGACACGTTGAGATCGCTCGATTCAACCCGCAGAGCAATCTGCCTAGCGCGACCGCGAATGTTCTTCTGCCCAGTGGTCGAGCCTACAGTAGCCGTAGCTTTGGTAGAGAGCGTTTCTCCGGGGGCGTTTCTTCCCTTAACGGTATATGTTGCGGTTGGGTCATTTGCCGTTCCGATAAAGGTTATGTCTGGCAGAAGACGTTTGAAGAACACGAATTGCTGACCGTCTGAGGCATCGATGTCGCTGCTCTCGATGTATGCAGAAATCGCAGACCCATCAGCCGAGTAACCAAACTCTTGGTAATAGAGATAGCCGTCAGTCCCAGCGGCAACCGGCTGCGAATACAGCCCGCTCTCAAGCCAAGCGGTTCTGTTAAGGGTGCCAATCGCCCACACTTGCTGAGCAAAATCATATGTGACGTATTTGTCGATGTTTTCACTGTCAGCACTTGGGTAGAACCAAGTAATCTCGTTGTGGTCCTTGTTGAACGCAGCAACAATCTTCGGAGATTGATTAAGGTTAATGTCACTAAAGACATACTCCTTAACGGTGCAGGGGATCGGCTGCACACGGCCTGTGTAGACGTAGAACTCCTCCGTATCCATCCAGAACACGGCGTTGTCAGCAGACACGGCAGCATTCGGCCCAATGATGCTAGGCCCGAGACTTGCAATCTCAAATCTGTAGACGAGGTCTCCACCGACAAACTGCATTGAATAAACACAGGTGTCTGTCCAAATGAGGATTTCCTTCTGTGTCTCGAAAGCCGTAATAATTGCGGAGCCGTTAGACAGAAGCTGCCGTCCAGCATTGTTTTCGAGGGTCGGTGTCCAGTTTACCGCCGACTCAAAATCAGAATACCGGACAAGCATCAGGTCTTGGTCGGAAGAGCCAATTTCATTAACGCCAAACGAAACAACTTGACGCTGCTGGTTGCTGACAATCGTCTTTCGGCTAACCGTTGGAACGCCACTGGCCCCACCAAGACTGCTTAGCAGTACGCCCCGCGTACCGATCCCGGAACTTTTGTCCCAGTAATAAATGGGACCGTCCCTGAGATTAAATATCAGGTCTTCACCCCAGTTATCCTCTGACCAAAGTCGAAGTATCTGACCAGTCGTCGGGCTTGTAGCGGCGGAACCCCAAGTGCCACGACCCCAAGTGCCAGCACCCCAGCCCGTCCCTGCAACGGTTGTGTCGAGGCCCGTGTTGATCTGGTAGACGCCAACTACAGATGCCCCCCCATTGCCGGTGTCAGAACCATCAGCATTTACCGTGGTTGGGACAAGAACCCCGCCAACCGTAATATCTACAATGCTAGATACGGTTCTGGCAGTAATGGTGTAGTTGTCTGCATCGATGACGGTTTCGACCTGATATTCCTGATTAAGAATAGCAGCAGTAATCTGACCACCAAGGCTGACCGCCCCACTGAACGTCACAAAGTCGTTCTCAAGAGCGCCGTGGCTCACATTGGTCACCGTGATCGTTGACGACCCATTTACCGCAGCAAACGTAATAGCGCCCGCAGAAGTAGTCGTTCTGATAGGGGTGATGTCGTAAAACCCACCACCCTCGTCAACGTAATACTTGATGTTCGTTCCAACAGTCAGATAAAGCTCAGAGTCAGTGGCAACCCAAGCATGGAGGGAACGACAAGACCCAAGAAAGCTGTTGGTAGTCTTCTTTTCCCAACCACCAATGACTTCTGGCAAGCCATTGTTGAAGCGCACCTTGTCGCTGTCGAACCAGCCCCCCTCGTTCGTGTAGTCAGTTTGGTCCTTGTTGATGCCGGGACGAAATTTCATTGAGAAAAGAGGCATAGCTAATCACCAGCAGATTGTCCGGGAGCAGAAACAACCTCCCAGCCATACCCCTTTGAAAGCTCCTGCCATCTCATTATCCGAGAGTCCATGTACATCAAAACCCAATCACCGCTGGCGGAGTAAGAGATATTGAATATGGAGCCATCATTGAGAACCCCTGTGATTCCGCCATCATTATTTTGAAATTGAGTGCCAGTACCGACTATGCAAAGAAGACTCGGTTCATTTTTAGGGGTCATTAAAAAAGTCCACGCCCCAGAACGAGCCGCATAAATTGTTACATAAACCTCAGATGGCCTATCTACTCCATACCCAATCTGTTTCTCACCGTAATTCCTAACCGCTTTCTCCAAAGACTCTCGCGGGGCACATGATTGTCCGTATGCTGCTCCCGCCAACAGCGCAAATAACGCTATGGCGGCAAGCCTAACCATCACACTGGCTTCGTCGGCCAGACTACATCGGCTGGACTTGAGAAAGTCTGGGGTACGTCACGCAAGGATTGTCGGTATGCCGCCTCTGCCGCCGACATGGCACGATCTGAGACTGCCCACCAGTCTGTCGCCGCAAGCATCAGGTCGTCCCCCCTTTTGTGAGCGTGTGCCACCCGACGATCCCGCCAAGGGTTAGCACGGTTGCGGTGATAGCCTTCACCCGTGTCCGGAACGTCTTCAATTCTTCGACGTCCTGCGTGAAAGCCATGAGCTTCTTCACGTCCGACTTGATCTCACCTAGCGTCGTCATAATGATGACAGAGGACGCTGGGGACGATTGGTCCGGATCG